GACGCGCATGGAGCGCAAGCTGTTGGCTCAGTACCTGCTCAAGGAGGAAGACTGATGAAAGAAGTCTGGGACAAACCTCGGCCCAAGGAATTGGGCAAGCCCCAAGAACTAAGCTCCGCGCAGAAGGCCAACGCCATGCGCCGGGCCCGCAAGGCTGGGCGACCCTACCCCAACCTGATCGACAACATGGCGGCAGCCAAGGCCAAGAAGTGAGCAAGCTTAAAGACCCGGATGGCGGGCTGACCGAGGCCGGGCGGCGGCACTACGAGCGCACGGGCGAGAGCAAGAACTTGCAGCCCGGCGTGAAGGAGTCCACCCCTTCCGGTGATCGTGCCCGTCGCAAGGGTTCTTTCCTGGCCCGCTTCTACACCGACCCCAGCGGCCCGCTGGTCAAGGACAACGGGGAGCCCACGCGCCTCGCCTTGGCCGCCCGCGCTTGGGGTGAGCCCGCTCCCCGCACCGCCGCTGCTGCTGCCCGCCTTGCCGCCAAAGGCCGCAACCTGCTGGCCAAGTACAAAGCCCAAAAGGACTGAGTGAATCATGGAATACAAAGACAAAAGCGGCGGGATGCGCCTAACCCCCGAGCAGATCGTCAAGCGCCAAGACGTTGCCCAGAAGAAGAAGGACGAGTTCCAGGCCCTGTACATGGATGCCTACGAGTTCGCCCTGCCCCAGCGCCAGCTCTACGGGGTCTGGGAAGGCGGCTATACGGGCAAGAACAAGATGACGCGGGTCTTTGACTCCACCGCCATCAATAGCACCCAACGCTTTGCCAACCGCCTGCAGTCTGTTGTCTTCCCGCCGCAGCGCAAGTGGTGCCGCCTGGATGCTGGCAGCGACATCCCCATGGATCGCAAGCAGACCGCCCAGGCCGTGCTGGAGGTGTACGGCGACAAGATGTTCACCGTGCTGCGCCAGTCCAACTTCGACATTGCCATGGGCGAGTTCCTGCTGGACTTGGCCGTGGGCACTGCCTGCATGATGGTGCAGCCCGGCGACGATGTGAGCCCCATCAACTTCATCCCGGTGCCGCTGTTCTTGGTCACCTACGAGGAAGGGGCCAACGGTCAGGTGGACAACGTCTACCGCAAGATCCGCATGAAGGCCGAGTCCATCCAGCGCCAGTGGCCAGATGCCAAGATCGAAGGCCAGCTTGCCCGTCTGATCCAAGACAAGCCCACCGAGGATGTGGAGCTGCTGGAGGCCACGGTGTATGACGCAAAGCGTGGCGACTACTGCTACCACGTTATCTACACGCACGGCAAAGACGAGCTGGTCTACCGCCGTCGCAAGTCCAGCCCCTGGGTGATCAGCCGCTACATGAAGGTGGCAGGCGAGATCTATGGCCGGGGCCCGCTGCTTACCGCCCTGCCCGACATCAAGACCCTGAACAAGACGATTGAGCTGCTTCTCAAGAACGCCTCGCTGGCGGTCTCGGGTGTCTACACGGCAGCGGATGACGGGGTGCTGAACCCCAACACCGTCAAGCTGGCACCGGGGGCCATCATCCCTGTGGCCCGCAACGGTGGCCCACAAGGCCCTGCCCTGGCCGCCCTGCCCCGCTCCGGCGACTTCAACGTGAGCCAGCTAGTCATCAACGACCTGCGTGCCAACGTCAAGCGCATCCTGCTGGACGAGTCCCTGCCCCCGGACAATATGAGCGCCCGCTCGGCCACCGAGATCGTGGAGCGCATGAAGGAGCTGTCCCAGAACCTGGGCTCTGCCTTTGGTCGCCTGATCAACGAGACCATGATCCCGCTGGTGGCCAAGATTCTGGAGGTCATGGACGAGCGCGGTCTGATCGACCTGCCGCTGCGCGTGAACGGTCTGGAGGTGCGCGTGGTGCCCGAGGCCCCGCTGGCCCAGGCCCAGGCCATGGAAGAGGTGCAGGCCATCATGCAGTACGCCCAGATCATGCAGGGATTCGGTGCCGACGGCGCTGTGGCCCTCAAGAATGAGGTGCTGCCCGATTACTTGGCCGAGAAGCTCAGTGTGCCCGCCGCTGTACGCAATACCCGCGAGGAGCGTGCTGTGCTGCTGGAGGAGGCCCAGAAGGCCCAGCAGAACCAGATCATGGCCCAGGGCATGATGATGCAGGCCCAGGCTCAGGCAGCCTCTGGTATGGCCCCTGAAGGGATGCCTACATGAGCTGGGACGAACTGGAATCCATCGGTCAGACAGAAGACATCCGCGAAGTCACGCAAAAGCGTGAAGACCTAGCCCGTCTGTGCCTGCGGGTGCTGGGCAGCGAGGACGGCAAAAAGCTCTTGGAGTGGCTGCGCGAGATGTATGTGGATGTGCCCGTTGCCGTGCCGGGCGCTGATCCCTCCCATGCCTTCTTTGCTGAAGGGCAGAGGAACGTGGTGCGGGACTTGATAGCGCGGATCAACCAAGCAAGGAAGCTATGAGCGACACCAACGACCAGCCCGGCGATTCGTCCGGCCTACTGGACGCGGTCACTGTTGAAGACCCCTCCAAACCCGCAGAGCCCCAAAAGGCTGAGATTCCCCACAAGGCAGAGCCCACCGCAACTGCGGCAGCACCTACCGCAACTGCGGCAGAGGCCCCGCCAGAGTGGATGCCCGAGAACTTCCTCAAGGACGGAAGACCCGACTACGAGGCGCTGGCCAAGTCCTGGCGCGACCTGCGCGGCAAGATCTCCAAGGGTGCCCACAACGCCCCCGCTGACGGAAAGTACAACTTAAGTGCTTTCGGGGAGAAGGGTGAAGAGAACCCCATCGGCCAGACCCTGGCTGGCTGGGCCAAGGAAAACGGCATCAGCTCTGCTGCCTTTGAGGAGCTGACGTCCAAGATCAGCGCCCAGGCGCAGGAGATCATGGGTGCCGACATGGTCGATCCCAAGGCCGAGATGGCCAAGCTGGGGCCCAATGCCAACGCGGTGGTCAATGGCATGGTCGATTGGGCCCGTGGTTTGGTCAACAAGGGTGTCTGGTCAAAGGACGACTTTGAAGAGTTCAAGATCATGGGCGGCACCGCCCGTGGCTTGCAGGCCCTAGTCAAGATCCGCGAAGCCTACGAGGGCCGGGTGCCAATTGAGTCAGCCCCGGTGGACGGTGCGCCGTCCAAAGACGAGCTGTATGCCATGGTCAACGACCCTAAGTACCGCAGCGACCCCGCCTACCGCCAGAAGGTCGAGCGTCTGTTCGCGCAGGTGCTTGGATAGTTTCGGTTCCTTCCGTTGCCATTTGCCCCGGTCTAACCAGCCGGGGCTTTTTTCTTCAAAGCAACAGTGGGGGTATTGACAAAGTCAAATTAGCCCTACAATCAAGACCAAGGCCCACCGCGCAAGCGACCCTGACCGTGGCGAGATGTCAACGAGTGGCTGCCGCAAGCAGCAAGCACAGGCCCGCATCTGCGGCTCACCGACGCGCAAACCCTGTCCAACAACCGAATGAGGTAAATCATGAGCGTTTCTCTGTCGAACGCCTTTGTGACCCTGTTCGACGCTGAGGTCAAACAAGCCTACCAGGGCAAAGCAATGCTGGTGGGCGCTGTGCGTCAGCGTCGGGGTGTCGAAGGTTCCACTGTTAAGTTCCCCAAAGTTGGTCGCGGTGTGGCTACTGCCCGCGTGACCCAGACCGATGTCACCCCCATGAACGTCGGCTTCTCCAGCGTGACTTGCACGATGGGCGATTGGAATGCCGCTGAGTACAGCGACATTTTCTCGCAGCAGAAGGTCAACTTTGATGAGCGCAGCGAGCTGGCCCAGGTGGTCGGTGCCGCGATTGGCCGCCGCCAGGATCAACTGATCCTCGACGCGCTGAACGCTGCTTCCGGCACCGGCACGGTGGCAAACTCTATTGGTGGTTCTAACACCAACATGAACATTGCCAAGCTGCGTGAGGCTGCCAAGATCCTCAACACCAAGAACGTGCCTGCTGAAGGCCGTAACATCATCATCCACGCCAACTCGCTGGCTTCGATGCTGGAGCAGACCTCGGTGACGAGTTCTGACTTCAACACCGTCAAGGCGCTGGTTCAGGGTGAGATCAACCAGTACATGGGCTTCACGTTCCATGTCCTGGGTGACCGTTCTGAGGGTGGCCTGCCCATCGACGGCTCTTCGGATCGCACGCTGTTCGCGTTCCATCGTGACGCAATCGGCTACGCTGAAGGCATCGCTCCTCGCACCGAGATCAACTACATCCCTGAGAAGACGAGCTGGCTGGTGAACGCCCTCTTCTCGGCGGGTTCGGTTGCTATCGACTCCGAGGGTATCGTCAAAATCACCGCCCGCGACACTGCGGCTGCGGCTTAATAGGGGAGGCTGACAATGGCTTACTCTGCTGACGGCTTTACCGCCTACTCCGCGTCCAAGCGCGGCAACGCCCCGTCGATGTATGGTTACAAGACCACCGACGCAATCGCTGATGTGAATACCGCCGGGTATTTCAACAGCTTGTCCAGCCTGCTGGAAGTTGGCGATGTCATCCACTGCGTGACCTCCACCGGCACTACCGCCGTGGTCACGCTGGTGTATGTCGTTTCCAACGCTTCTGGCGTGGTTGATGTGACTGACGGCACCACGCTGTCGGCCACTGACGGCGACTGACACTAGTCAGCGCAAGCGGGCCAGCCCCTGAGAAATCGGAGGCTGGCCCTTCTCACATTAAGAGGTTCGTATGGCCGCAGGCGACACTGGAATCACCATCTGCTCTGATGCGCTGCTGATGCTAGGCGCAAAAGCCATTTCTTCATTCAATGATGGCACGGATGAATCCAGCGTCTGTGACCGTCTGTACCCTGACATCCGCGACTCTACGCTGATGATGTACCCCTGGAGCTTTACCTTCAAGAAGGTGCAGCTCTCGCGTTTGCTGACCGCTCCGACCAGCGTCTGGAAATACGCCTACCAGCTCCCCGGAGACCGCTTAGGCAGCCCCCGCGCCGTGTTTGACACTTCTGCTGTGGGTGCGACTCCGCGCAAAGAATGGGAGATCCAGGGCGACCAGCTTCTGTGCAACCTGGAAAGCGTCTTCATCGACTACCAGTACAGCGTGGGCGAGTTCGCCATGCCTCAGTACTTTGTGCAGCTACTGAAGTATCAGGTGGCTTGGCACATCGCAGAGCCGATCACCGAGCAGTCGGACAAAGCTGGCTTCTGGCGGCGCATGGCGCTAGGTGAGGCTGGCGAGAACGGGCGTGGCGGTTACTTCCGTCAGGCCACGCAGATCGACGGCGCGAACAATGCCGTCAAGGTCATTGACGATTACACTCTGATCACCGCGAGGTACTGATGCCGCGCTTTGTAGACATCCAGAGCAACTTCAGCACGGGCGAGCTTGACCCGCTGCTGCGCTCGCGTGTCGAGCTTGATCAGTACAACAACGCGCTGGCCAAAGCCACGAACGTCCTGATCCAGCCCCAGGGTGGCCTGCGCCGCCGCCCCGGCACCAAGCACATCTTGGAGCTGCCCAACAGCAGCACCCCGAGCGCAGGCAACGGCGTGCGGCTAGTTCCCTTCCAGTTCTCGGTGACCGACAGCTATATGCTGTGCTTCACGCATCAACGGATGTACATCATCAAGAATGGCGTGGCGGTGGCCAACATCAACGGAAGCGGCAACAACTATCTGACCACTACTGTCACCAGCGACATGGTCGATGATATGTGTTGGACGCAGTCGGCTGACACCCTGATCGTGGTGCACCCTGACCTGCAGCCCGTGAAAATTGTGCGTGGCGGCAGCGATGCAACATGGACTGCTACATCCGTCACCTTTGACAGCATCCCAAAGTACGCCTTCAATATTGACTTTCACACTAATAACGGATCTACCCTGACCCCGTCCAGTGTGTCTGGCAACGTGACGCTGACGGCATCCACAACGCACCACGACAGCGGCGCGGCTCAGGCTGGCAGCAGCACGACCATCACGCTAAAGTCAACGGCCAGTTCGACAGACGATGTCTACAATGGGATGTATGTAACCATCACCAGCGGAACCGGGGTTGGACAGAGTAGGATCATTGAAGATTACGTCGGCAGCACGAAGGTGGCGACAGTAACGCCAGCCTGGACAACTGCGCCCAATAGCACCAGCAACTATGAGGTGACCACCTGGACGACAGAATCCGTCAACCAGTACATCAATGCCCAGCCGCAAGGCCGCGCCCGGATCACCCGGTATGTGTCATCTACTGTGGTCGAGGCCGTCACCGAATACCCGTTCTTCAACACTACGGCCATTGACGCTGGCCGCTGGGAGTTGGAGCATAACTATGAGGATGTGTGGAGCAGCACCAAAGGCTGGCCGCGCAGCGTGTCGTTCCATGAGGGGCGGCTGTACTTCGGCGGCAGCAAGTCTCGGCCCTCGACTATCTGGGGCAGCAAGATTGGTCTGTTCTTCGACTTCGTGCCATTTGAGTCCCTAGACGACGATGCGGTGGAAGCAACGCTAGACACCAACGAGCTGAACGTCATCACCGACATCATCAGCTCGCGTGACTTCCAAGTCTTCACCACGGGCGGCGAGTTCTATGTGCCGCAGCGCGACAGCGACCCGATTACCCCGCTGACCTTCACCTTCAAGCAGGTCAGCCGCAACGGCATCAAGCCCGGCACCCGCGTGCAGTCGGTGGAGTCTGGCTCGGTCTACATCCAGCGCCAGGGCAAGAGCCTCAACGAGTTCGTGTTCACGGACACGCAAGCGACCTACGTCACCCAGCGCATCTCGCTGCTGTCTGGCCATCTGCTCAAGACCCCGCAGCGCATTGCTCTGCGCCGTGCTGCCAGCACTGATGAGTCAGATCTGCTGATGATGACCAACGAAGCTGACGGATCTATTGCCGCCTTCTCGCTGATGCGCTCGCAGCAGATCACCAGCCCCAGCGAGTTCACCACGGACGGCCAGTTCATTGATGTGGGCGTGGATGTCAACACCATCTATTGCGTGACCAAGCGCACATTTAATAGCGTAAATCGCTATTTTGTTGAACAGTTCCGGGACGATGTGTATACAGATTGCGCTTTTTTAGGCGCGTCGGCTGCCAGTGCATCTGGCCTGCCGCACATTGGCAAGAGCCTGAACGTGATCTGCGACGGCGTGCCCCAGGGCAATGAGACCGTGAGCGCGGGCGGTTCTGTCACGTTTGACCGCTCCAGCACCACCAGCTACGAGGTGGGCCTGCCTATCTCTGTCTACGTCAAGACCATGCCTGTAGACATCCGGCTGCAGACGGGCAACCGGGTGAGCTTCAAGAAGCGCATTGTGGAGATCAACGCTGTGGTCAAAGACACCCAGCACATGACCATCAACAACAACCCGGTGGCCTTCCGTCTGATGGACAACCCGCTG